CAGCACCTCGTGAAGTGGTGATATCGCCGCGACGAATGGCGGCGTCCACGAGATGCTCGACTGCCGGCCAGTCGACATGCGGATCGCGACCCGTTGTGGCGAGATGCGCTCGTTCGAGAGCGTTGGCCTCTTCGGCATCGAGCCGACGGTGAAGTCGGAGCATGTCGAGCAGTTCGATGAGAGGATCGGCGCCCCGGCGCTCGGGGTTGTCAGTCGACATGGGACGCCTCAGAAGCGAGGGCGAGCAGCGCGGCGGCGGGAGTGGCGGCCCACGGCCCGTGCTTCTCCTCGTAGTTCCGGTTCGGGCCGGGAGAATGCTGCGCGAACGCCATCCACCGCTCCTCGTAAGCGGGCGCCGTTCGCAGCACCCGGCCAACGTGCCACCCTTCTGGCAGCGCCGCCTCGACCTCGGCCCACGCCGCGTCCAGTCCTGCCGGGTCTGTGGCGGGCAGGGCGGCCAGCGCCACGCGGACGATCTCGTACACGGCGTCGGCGATGCAGTCAGCCGACGAGCAGTCCTGCGCATCGCCTTCGAGGACAGCCTGTCGCGTCTCCTCACGGATAGCGAGGAGCCAGTCCTCGACGGTCACGCTGCGCTGTTCGTCTGTCATCGGAAGATGCGCTCTAGGACGCGACACTCGGCATCGAGGAGCCAGCGCGGCCATAGGCCGAGGAACGCGAAGGCGAAGCGGCTCACGGCGTCTCTCCGGCGGCGAGGGCGGCACGAGCGGTAACGATCGCCTCAGCCCAACGCTCCTCGATCTCCATGTGCCCGGACCGGACCGGCGTGATCCGTCGAATGTCGGTCGTCGCATCGAGAAGTTCCCGCAGCGCCTCTCGCAGCCCCGGCTCCGCTGCCGGACGAGCGGCACGGGCGGCGGCGGCCATCGGTCCCCACTGCGCTCCCCATTCCATGAATGGCCAATCGGCGATCCGCTCTGTGTGATCGTCGTCGATCTGCAATGCCGGGCGGCGGCCCACGATGCGGAGTGCGTCGTCCTCGGTCGGCGGGTAGGTGGGCTTCTCGTGGATCGTGAACGAGCCGTAGATGCCCGCCCGGTTGATGGCCTCGCCAGCATGGCGTGTGCCTCCGGCCGACCAGAACCGGACCTCGAAGCCGAGGCACATCAGCGTGTCAACGAGCCACCCCGCTCCGGGCAGCGGTGTCCCGTCCGCTGAGAGAATCACGCCGTCAATGTCAAACAGGACGATCGGGCTCATGGCCGTCTCGGCGCTCTGGCGGTCGGCTGTCATCGCCAGCCTCCGACAATGAGTAGCCCGAAGATGAGGCCGATGTACGCGCCGAGTTTCAGCGCGCCGATGATGTCGCCGTACTTGATCGGCGTCTTGCGGCTCGTGGTCGCCATTGGAGCTAGGACCTCCAATCGAAACGCCCGCTCGCACTGGTCCTAGCAGTACGAACGGGCGTCGATGAGTCTATTCGGTTAGCAGCTAGGACCTGCACCCATATTGTCTCACACCCGTCAATGGTCGTCCGCGGTTCCCGGCGCGGGGTGGGGGCCTGGGTCATCGGACGGGCTCCACGAACGGGTGGTGCGCGAACTCAGCGTGGTACTCGGGTCCCTCGGCCGAGTGCTCCGGGTCCATCTCATGGCTGACGTGAAAGCGGACCATCCCGCAATCGGCGCATCGGGTGTCGATGTAGCGATGCCATTCGTCGCGGGAGTCGCGGTTCCTTGCCCGCCGCACGTCGGCCTCGCGTGGTGTCTCGCCCGGAACTGGCGGCTCCCATTCAGGCGCACGTCGCGGCATCGCCGTCCTCACCGGTTCAGACGTGCTCATTGGGCGGGTTCCTCCTCTTTGATGGCGGCCAGGAGCTGGCGGCGCTCGAACGTCAACGTGACGGGCGGCCATACGATGTTCGGCTCATAAGTCCAAGTCCGACTCAGTCCGCCGGTAACGCTGCCATTCATGGTCCGATAGAGCACCTCGGCCAAGTCATGGAACGGCCGCTCACGCCGGTACTGGCGCCACGAGCGGAGGAGCTTGCGCCGCTTCATCGTTGTTCGTCGCTACGGAACGGCCACGTCTCGCCCCGTTCCCGGACCCGAACTCGACATTCGTCACGCTGGACGCACAGGGGCAGGGAGTCGAACCGCTTCGTCACGGGCTCGGCCCATTCCACGAGGCGGATGCGGACCTGGGGGCCGGTGGTGCCGCAGACGCAACATTCGAGATAGGTCATGTCAGTTCGTCGAGAGCGTCCAGCGCGTTGTCTAGGAAGTCGAATGCCCTGACGCGCACGCCGTACTTCGGCTGGTTGAGGTTCGCGTGGCCGCATTGGATCACGAGGCGCGCGGCTCGCACGACTGCTCGATAGCGCCGTTCGAGCTCATCCTGCCGGAGGCCGGAGCCGGGCACACGCCCCCCGTTGCCGGGAGACGTGCGTGCCGTCTGGCCTGTCGCCGTGTGCACGTTTGAGCGAGCCATCGCGCCCTGTCCTGCCATTACCGCGGCCCGCCCCGCCCGGAGCTCGCGCTCCACAGGAAAACGGGGTTTCTTTGTCCCAGAGGGACCAGGGAATTGCGGGTCTGCACCGCTCGGGACGGGTCCCGCTGCTCACCGTGCCACGGGTGGGTATTTAGGCGCACATCTTGACAAAATGCGCCAGGCAAGCCGATCATGGGATCGCGCCAGAGCGACGCGATCGAGACCCCGGACCCGTTCCGGGGTCTCATGCTGTTAGGCGCGGAGAATGGCACGGGTGGGCGGCTCGACGCAATAGCGTTGTCCACGAAGTTATCCACGCTCCCACGCGCTGATCCGGACGGGCGGCTTGCCGTGACGGCGTGCGAACGTGGCCGTCCACCCGGCGATCGTCACGGTCTCGACCGAGGCCAGGTCCTTGCGCCATCGGTAGACAGTCCGGACGCTTACGCCCGTTACTTCCGCCAGATCGCGAATAGCGCCACCAGCGAGAAGCTTCATCGCGAGGCCGGGACTCAATTCGTTCGACGTGGCGCCGTTCTGATAACGCGTCCAGATGGAGCGACGAAACGCGCTCACGCCGCACCGAACAGCGTCAGCTTGGCGTCACGGTCGATGTAGTAGCGGAGCCTGCCGTCCTTGTCCTTGATACAGTCGATCTGATGACCGAGAGCTCGGGCATCGGAGATGCGGGCGCGGGGATTCGCGACGAATGGGTCGAGGCCCTTCGTGATGTCGAGGATCGTCGCCCCGTCGTGCTCTCGGAGGAAGCGAACGACGCGCTGAACCTGCGTCACCCGATCACCGGCCTTCCCTCTAGGTACGCCCGGATCAGGTTTCGCTGTTCCTTCGACGGAACGCCGATGTTCGCGCCGGCGCACAGGATCACGGTATGGGCTAGGTCGGACGGGGCCCTGCGTCCCATCTGGAGCTGCGACTTGACGTGCTCGACGGTCAATCCGTCGCGGTCCCGCCAGTCGATGACATCGCCCCATTGGTTGCGGCAGACGTGGCCTTCTTGGAGGAAGGCGAGAACACAACCCATGTCACGGGCGAGCAGGGCTTCGCGAAGGTCGGGGGTGACGGGATCGGTCTTGCGCCTGCGGCGGATCACAGTCCGAGTCCCACGGCAGCGGCGTATGCCGCTGGGCGCTTGCCGTTGCCGCCGTTCGATTTCCACCAAGGGGGGCCGTCAGGGTGATCGGCGCAGTGCCACGAGCCTCGCGCCTTCCAATCGTCGACGCGGAGCTGCTCAATGCGGAACCCCTTGGCAGCGTGGCGCGCAGCCTCACGATAGGCGCCCGGATCGTGGCCGTAGCCGAGCACTTCCACCCATCCCGTGCAGCCACAAGGCTCAGAGGCGACGAGACACTGGTGATCGCTCACGACGCCTCCCGCATTCCTTCGGCGAACGCGCGGCCCCTCTCGCGCTCCCATGCCAGCGCGTCATGGCGATATCGACGTTGCCTCTCCTCAGCCTGCACGAACATGACCGCGTGACGCGGGAATAGTCCCGGATATTCGGCGAGGATGGCATCCACTCGCTTCTCCCACTCCTCGTCCGTCAACTCCACGAACGGCTCGTCGCTCACGGCACCGCCCCAATCACCTCATCGAGCAAGTGTTGTTCGTCCTCATCGAACAACGGGATCGACGGCGCCTCCTCGGGCGGCTCGGGCAACGCGTCGCGATCGTCGGCGGGTGGAGCGTCTTTCGTATCCCACACCGGCGCCGGCAGGATGCCGTCAGGTGTCGCGATCCGTTCGAGAACCAAGACGTTGTAGGTGATCTTCGGCTTGTTGCCCTTGGCCGGAATCGTCTGCGGAATCCAGTGGCCCCAGACCGTGACGCGCTGATCGATGACGGTCGATTTGATCGCATCCAGGGCTTGGGCTAGGCCGTCCTCGGCCCGGACGATGAACGACTTCGAGCCGTTCTTGACCCGGAACGGGAGCACCCAGCCTTCCGGTGTCTGACGCAGGTTGAAATCGTGGTTGCCTTGCGCGATGGCGGTACCGATGAGCCCGCCGTGGGACGTCGAGACGTCAATCTGATCCGTCCCCACCGTGACGATCCGCGGCTCGTCCTGCTTGTTGCGCACTTCCTCGGCCGAGGCGATGCCGCGCTTGACCTCGAAGCCAAGCGCGGCGATCGCCCGGCCCCAAGCCGAAGTCTCGGCGTTCTCGACCTCGCTGCCGCGGGTGTACGGCGTCCGGCCGGGGATTTCCAGAGACGAGTAGCCGATGCCTGGACGGGGATCGTCGGGCGAGCGGTACGCATAGGCGCGCATCACGACGCGGGAGTCGGACAGCTCGACGAGCTCCGACTGCAACGAGCCCTCGGGATGCTTCGCCAGGAACGCGCCGATCCGCTCGTTAACCGGAACATAGTCCTTCATGATGTCGTCGCGGGCGCTCACAGGACTTCGACCTCGATCCGGTTCCCCCACTCGTCGTCGTAGGCGATCCAGCCCTCGCGCAGCTCGTGGTCTCCGCCAGCCTTGCCGGGGCAGCCGTCGACGTGGCCTGCGAGGGAGCAGATCGTCCCGTTGTCTGCCGAGAGGCCGGAGCGCTCGAACGTCAGACGGCCTTCCTCGAAGGCATCCTGTCGCGCCGCGATCGACGTGACCGGAGCGAGCGGATACCGCCGCAGCATCGCGTCCCGGTGGTGACGACAGGCTCGATGGGTGAAGCCGCTCGAGTCCCGCCAGGTCGTGAGGCCGACGGTTGCTTGGCAGAAGGTGGGCATCTCGGCCCACTCGCCGGGGTAGAACCCGGTGCGGGCCTCACAGGCCGGTGTCGAGACGATTGCGGTCATCGGAGCACCGGCTCTGCTTGCGTGGTCGCGGACTCATCGCACCATACGGATTGGCTGATCCGATGGACCCAAACGTCGGCAGGCCAGCGGAATACGACGACCTTTCGACAATGACGACAGTGACGGCGCGGCTCGATCACTTGGAGAACCGTGCCCTTGGAGACTGCGGCACCGGTACGCCGCTAACCCTGTGGCACGGATCGTTGCAAGTCTGGCCGAAGGGTCGTCCTCTCATCCCCGATGTGCCGCCTGGACGGCAGTACCGGTGTAGGTTGATGTGCTCGCGCCGCACCTCGGCGATTCGCTCGTCGCGGGTCATGCTGCCTCCCCTTTCCGGCGCAGATGATCGCGCCGGTAGCGTTCCAGGTCGGTCTCGGTGACGTGCCAGTCACGGCCGAGCTTCTGGGCCTTGAGTGAGCCGCGGGCGATGGCGCCGCGGAGGTTGTCGGGTGTGGTGCCGAGGCTGGCGGCGGCTTCTTTGAGGGTCACGCCATCAGCCCAAGAGCGTCGAGCATCCCATCGGCTACATCCGCAGCCGCGTTTCCTTCGTCGTCGGTCGCCGGGAGAACCGACAGGAGCATCGGACGGAGACCCCGTGCGATCCGGTTGCGCTCGTCCTCCAACCACGGCTGGAACATCTCGACACACAATCTATCGAGGTTCCGGCTCATCAGTTCTCTGCTTTCGGCGAGAGTGAGCGGACGGGTCGGCTCTAGCCCAGCCAGTCGGCGCTCCACTTCGGTGAGGTCATCCATACTGCGAGTCTTGTCGGTCGTCTTCATGTCCGTATAGTACTCGCTCTAGCGTAAGTTGTCAATACGCTAGCGGGAGAAATATCAGGGTCGGCGGACCAGCCCAAGGCCCGCCGACCCTAGTCCCCGTCGCCCCCGGCGGGAGAGCGCCAAGCGCTCAAGGGAGAGGCGGAGCGCTGCCGGGGGGAGGGCCGACGTTCACGCCTCTCCATTGAGGGCTGGGAATGCTCCCGGAGGGGCACGCGGTCCGGGAGCGGGTGGAGCGCAGATCGCCGCGACGATCCTTCCTCGCGCTGGTCGCGTGGCGCCCCGCGATGGGCAGCAGCCAGGATCACGGGCTCTCCTCTCGGAGGCGTGAACTGCTGCCCATCGCTAGGAGCCGCGATAGATGGGGCGCCGCCCTCCTGGACGACCGGCGAGCTCAGAGACACTCGGGGTGTGCGCGACGGCGCCCCGGTCCGCGCCGAAAGCCCCACCGGGATGGAAGGGTTCGACGCGGGCCTAGGAGCCGCGAGGGTGAATGGGTGGCGCTGGTAGCCGATGACGTGCTCGATGCCGCCGGCCTTGAGGCGGACGATGCGGGCCTCCAGTCCGCAATAGCCACACAAAAGGATCTCGTCGGGCGGGATCATCGGTCGAATATCCGTGATAGGGCGAGGGTCATTCGCTCCAGCGTCGGCAACAGTGCCTTGCCGATCGTCCGGTTGAGCTGCATGAGGGCTCGGTTCAGATCGCGCATCTGAACGGCCAGTGACCGACGCATGATCCGAACGTATGCCGCCCGGTCCTCGCGATGGACGAAACGGAAGACGACCTGCGGCGACGGTCTAGGCGGGAGCGGCGCACCGATCGTTCGGAAGTACGCGACGATGATGAGCGAGGACAGGATCATGCCGAGGCCGAACGCGAGTCCCTCCATCACGTCGCGCTCGCAATCGTGCTCGCGCAACCCAGCACCCCCACCACAATCGCCACCGCCAGCATCAGCCTCACGGCGTAGACCGCCCGCCCGCCGATCCGGTCAGAGGCGATGGCGAGGGACCACAGGACGACCAGGAGGAGGAGGCGCGCCCCGGCTGCACCTTCTGCGACCATCGAGTGGACGATGGGGTTGCCCTCGTGGACGCGGCCGGGGAGAACAAGAGCGAGCCACGACGCAACGTCAGCGCAGGTCGCGATGGTGGCGGCGAACGCAAGGTTGTACGTCATACCGACAGCCGCCCGAGAATAAAGCCCGCCGCCGCGATCCCTAAACCGACAAGCAAAGCGACGACAAACTCTCGCGCCCGGTCCATGTCTGTCATCAGTGAATCCCGTCAATCGACAGCAGCAGGATGATGACGAACGCGCAGACGAGGAAGGCGACGAGGTCGATTGCCTCGCGCAGGCGGGAGGGACGGTGAGCCTGTCTCATCGCCCCGGCCTCTGCAACGCCGGGTCATCCTCGGACAGCCGCTTGACCTTCCGCTGAGGCGCGCGCATCGAGTTGATCCATTCCTGGATCGCCGTCTCATCGGTCAGGCGGTCGCCGTCCCGGACGAGCTTGCGTTCGCGGCGGTCGGGGACGTAGGTCTGGTCGTCGGCGCTGGGCGGGCGGGTCATGCTGCGAGGACCTTTCCTCGGAGCAGCCCGTCACGCGAGCGACGGACCCACGCCGCCATGACCGGCCGACATACACAAACCGCCGGCTCGCGGCGACAGACGTCGCACACCAACCGGCGGAGGCGGGTATCGAGGGTTGTCAGGGCGCCGCAGGTCGAGCAGATCACGCGGCCTCACGCGCCTTGCGGAGCGCCTCCATGACTGCGGCGTACTCCGCGCCGGATGGGACGAGACGGCCATGCTCGGCCATCGACAGGATCGCCTTGTCGACGCCGGACAGCCGGGCGAGCTCGCGGATAGAGATGCCGAGCGCCACGCGCTCAGGCCCCCACGCAGCGCCTCCGGTTGTCAGCCTCCGTTCGCTCATGGGCCATACGGTAGCAGGCCGTTATAACCAGTGTCAAGGCCCTTATGTCACCTTGCCTAGGAACGAGATCGAGAAGACCGGCGACGCACCCGCATCGAACACGGCATTGAACGTGCCGCCCGTCGTCCGGACGAACGTCTCGACGTAGTCGCCCGCCGTGAACACGTAGTCGCATGCCGCTCCGTACGCCCCGAGCACCAAGTTGGCTGCGGCGATGTTGGGGATGGACCCGAACGCGATCAGCGTCCCGCTGGCGGGATTCCCAGCGGCATTCAACCGGATCGCACAGTCCTGCCGGGCGTTCTGGCTGAGCTGGTCCGTGTAGCCGAAGGACGTGACGTGCCACAGGCCGGTCGTCACGCCCGTGATCGTGGGAATGATGAGGCGCGAGTTGTTGGTCGTGTTGTCGTGCATCGCGTCCGTGTCGAAGTCCTCGGCCGTGAACGCGAGGACGGTGTAGACGTTGTTGCCGACCGACAGGTTGGCGCTGCGGATCACCCGTGCCCCGTGGGCCGTGACGTAGGCCGCCGCCGTTCCACCTTCGAGGTCGGTGACCGTGCCCGAGCTGTTCTTCCGCTTGAGGTGGTGATCGGCCGAGTCGATGTAAACACGCTGATCCCCGGAGGCGGGAGAGGCTGGAGCCGTGCCCTCCTTGATGAGCAGGCTTGGGAACTCGTTATCCGATGCCTTGGTCACGAGCGGCTCCTATCCGATGTCAGCGTAGACGAGGTCAGTCTGCGCCTCGTTCTGGATGAGATCGGCGAATACCAACGGCGTCGACGGGGTGTTGGAGATCAGGATCTCTCCGACCGCCCCTCCGGCCGATAGCGATACTGTGACCGTCTTGGCCGCAGTGGTGCCAGATGCCGACACCGCCGTCCCCACGAAGTCGATCGAGGTCGCAGCAGTGGCGAGCGCGACCCCCTCGTCCTTGATCGTCAGCGGTGCGGCGTCCGTCGTGTTCGTGTCACCCGACGACGTGTAGCGGGCGTTGAAACCGCTGATCTGGTAATCGCCGAGCCACGCCAGGTCCGTCTTGATGAGCTCGACCGCCGCTCGAGCCGTGCCGCTCGTATGGAACGTCCCACCAGCGATCGTGATGACGCCGATGCTGCCGTTGGCCGGGAACGCGCCGTTGGTGGCGGCGCTGATCTTGACGGCGCGGCCCGTGTTGTTCGAGTACAGCCCGACCTCGTTGCCCGTGATCGAGATCAGCCCGTAGAAGCCGGTGCTGATGGTGGCGATCGTGATCGCGTCGCCGCGGACGTTCTCGATCGAGTTGTTGGCGATCAGCAGGACGCCCGTCCCGATGCCCGCTCCGATCGACACATCGATGCCGTTGAGGAACCCGACCGTCACCGATGAGTTGATCTTGGTGTTGATGATCTTCCCGCCGCCGGCCGACTCGATCCGGATCGCCGCCGTGGAGCTGTTCGCTCCGTCGACGAAGTAGCAGCCGACCATCGACCAGTCGCCCTCATCGGGGCTGGCCGTGTTCTTGGTCCGCAGGCCGTACAGCCACGACTGGCGCGAGGCGCAGTCGCGCATGTGCCACCAGCCGCCCTCGGCGAAGTCGTAGTTGACGTAGAAGCCGGTGGCCGTCACCTCGTCATACGTCGCCCAGTAGCCGCGTGACCCGCCGGCCGGGATCTGGATGAAGGCGTTTCCGGCTGAGGGCGTGGAGCCCGTGTAGTGGCCCGCGATCTTAGCGAACGAGACGTTGTTCGAGGTGACGCTGAACACGGCCGTCGTCGTGCTGTTGAAGATGATCCGGCTCGGTGCATCGGTCGGGGTGACGGTCAGCGATCCGCCGTCCCCGAGGACGAGGCACGGCACCGACAGCGCCGTGAGCGTCGCGGTGACCTTGTAGCCGGTGCCGGCGGGGAAGTAGAGCACCCCCCTGCCGGCGGCTACGAGTGCGGCGATCGCGAGGTTGATCGCGGCCGTGTCGTCGGTCGTCCCGTCGTTCAGCGCGCCGTAGGCAGCGTTCATGACGTTGAACCACGGCAGCGACCCGCCGCTGCTGCCAGAGGTCACAATCTGGCTGAACGTCAGGGCCGTCGTGCCGATGACCGGGACCGACGTGTTGGTGTTCTGCCAGAGCGTCCCGCCGTTGGCTGTCCCGGCGATGACCTTGATGACCGCTCCGAGCACCTCGGACGCCGGGACCGCCGAGGTGGCGTCCTGGTCCATGTCGAACGCCCGGATCGCGGTGCCCGTTGCCTGGCTGACCCAGATGCCGTTCTCCGCCCCGGCGGTTTGGTTCTTGAGCAGGACCCGATCGCCCGTCGCCAGCGTCACCCCGTCGACAACCTGACCGTTGGCAAGTCCAGTCGTGACCGCGACGTTGGCCGTTGAGGCGGCGCGACACGGCTCCTTCCACGCGATGCCCCGATGGTTGTCGGGGAGATGTGACACCCGTCCTGTCGGATCAGGCAAAGCACACCTCGCTATAATGACAGAGGTAATGCGAGACGAACGGTTCTGGTCCCGCGTTGATCGGTCCGGCGAGTGCTGGTTGTGGACGGGCGCTGTGAACAACAAGGGCTACGGGCGTCTCAACCGACGCGGCCACTTCTCTCTTGCCCACCGATTTGCTTGGGCTGAAGCGAATGGCCCGATCGCGGATGGTCTCGTGATTTGCCATCACTGCGACACGCCGGCCTGTGTCCGCCTGGATCATTTGTTTGCGGGAACCCGAGCCGACAACAACGCGGACGCGAGAGCGAAGGGGCGAATGCACGCTCCGCACCCGCGATGGGAGCGCATTCCACGCGGTGCGAACCACCATTGGGCACGCTACACCGAAGAGCAGGTCCGTGAGGTTCGTCGGTTGGCGGCGCTCGGTATTCGGCAAGCCGTGATCGCGCGCAGGCTGGGTATCAACGACCGAACGGTCAGCAGGATCGTCTTGCGGCACATCTGGACCGAAGTCAAGTAGGCTCATCAGCGGCCCTGCGCATAGACTTCGACGAGCTCGCCCGTCTTCGGGGCGAAGCCAAGGGTGAAGGTGCGGGCGGCACCGTCATAGGACAGGACTGCCGCGGTCTGATCCAGCCGATCGACGTAGACCCGAAGCGAGCCGTCGGCAAACTCGTAGCCTGCCGGGAGAGTGAATGTCGTCGTGACACCGTTCGGCGTCTCGACCGGCAGGACCGGACCGAACTGCTGGCCCGAGAGGGGCGGTGTCACCCCAGCCGTGGACGCGAAGAACAACGTCTGTCCGCCGTAGCCGCCAAAGTTGTACGGCCCGCCCGACAGGGCCTGGACCGTGGACGGTGAGGCCGCCGCCGAGAATGACTGCGAGCCGAGCCACACCAGCGGATGCTCATCGCCGTTGACGAGGATGGCCTTCTGTTCCAACTCGGTCCACGGTGGCTGGACGATGATGCTGGTCGGACCGTTGCCGGCCCAGTCGGAGCAGTGAACGACCTCGCCCTGCACCGCAATCCCAGCACCGGGGATCGTGAGGGTTCCGGCGTCGACCGACGATGGCTTAGTCCCGGTGTCGACGTCCGCCTCGGAATGGGCCGTCTGGGTCATATCTACCCCGGTCAACTCTGCGATGAGGTACGTCTGGGCGACGCCGTTGTTGGCCGGGTCGCGGACCTGGATGGATGTTGTCTCGCCAGCGAGAACCGTCCGGTAGCCGATCGCCCCACCGTCCGAGCCGGGCGTGGTCGTCCCGTCCGGGCTGGCCGTGAAGGCGCTGTGCATGAGCGCCCCGCCACCCCTCCGCCCCACTTGCAGGACGAACACGTCTCCCTCGGTCGGCGTCTGCGGCAGGGTGATGTTGTTCGTGCCGCCCGCTGGCAGCGAGATCTTGGCGTGCTGGACGACGGAGGCGTTGGCAGGAGGGGGAGCGGGGAACCCGCCGGTCCCCCCTCCGGGGATCGCCGTGAAACCCTTCAGCGACAGCTCGAGCGCCACGTCATAGTGGAGGGTCGTGTCCGCCTGTGCGTTGAGCCGGACTGTCCTGCGAGCGACCCGCATATACGTGAACGCGGAGTAGCCCGGCAGGTGGCTGAACTTGACCTGGACGCGCATCCCCTCAGTCAGGAGATTGACCTGCGTCGAGGGCAGGGTGATCGAACAGGAGATCGTGTCGATCTGTCCGGCGTGGAGATGCAGGAAGCTGGCGGCATGGCGAGTAGCCGTGTCGACCGACCCGACCCTAGTCGTCTCGTACACCGCGATCCGGTGGAAGCCGTTCGAGAAGTACGTGTTGTGGGTCGCGGTGTTGTGTGCGAAGACCTCACCGGTCTTGTACTTGAACCGGACGCCGCAGTAGATGTCCTCCGCCGTCCCGACGACGTTGCTGTCCTCGGACGGTGCGAACGTGACCGAGTCCGCGTCGGCCAGGACGTTGCTGATCCGGAGGGTCGAGTCCCGGACTGCCACCGTCGGGACCTTGATGAACAGGCTTGGTTGCTGTGTCGTGGGATCGGCGTACACAAAAAAGATGCGCCCGATGTCGGTGACCGACGAGACACACAGGTCGGCCAGGACAGAGGGCGCGTACTGATCAGTGTAATCGGCCTCGTCGAAGTTGTCGGGGATCGAGTCGACGAAGCCGTTGTCGTAGACGATCCCAGCTAGAGCCTCTGACGCGAGCAGCCACGCTAGCCGCTGAGTGCCAGTCTCGGCCGGCCGCTTCGCCGTCGCGCCATGGAGGGGTTGCATGTTCAGCAGAACGTTGAGATCGGACATCTCGCAATCGACGAACCGGCTCGACCCAACCCGGAACGCGCCGCGGGTGCTCGTCTGCTGGTACAGGTAGCCCGTCCAGACGCGTGGGTTACTGCAATCGGTCTCGGTGGCGATGAGCGGTTGCCACGCGACGATTGTCAGGGCCCCGTCGCCGTTGTCGAGCTGGACGGCCGCCGCCTCGAACTGGCCGTCGGCGTTCGATGTAAACCCTTCCGTTCCTTCTGGGAAACGGATACGGCTGGTGACGTCGACCCCGCCGTAGGTCACCGAGAAGCTCATATCGCGATGACGTGGGTCGGGTTGATCTTGGTCGAGGTACTGATCTTCTTCTGCAGGCCGCGCAGGCTGACGGATGTCGAGACGTTGACGGTGGTGTTGATCTCAGCCGACAGATTCTTCCGGCGGATCGCCTCGGTCGTCGTGTGCGCGGCGGCAACCTGCGCGGACTGCGCGGCGGCAATTCGTTGGGCGATGACCTGAGCGGCATGTGGCAGGCCATGATCCCTGAGTGACCGCTCGATCGAGGCGATGGTCTTGAGATCGGCCCGCGACACGTCCCCATCGCGGATCAACTTGTCCGCCTTGTTGAGCTGCGCCTGTGCGAACTCCCGGCCAGGCAGCTTCCCCTCGACCTTCGTCAGAGCGGAGCGGATCGCCGCTGCCAGCTTCGGGTCGTGGACGTGGGCTAGCGCCGCCCGCAGCGCGCCGATTGTCTGACGAGTGGAGGAGACCGAGCCGCCGGATTTGGTGATGAGCAGTTCGACGGCCTTGCGGACCCCGGCCGCGACGTTCTCCGGCTTGTTCGACTTGATCGCTGCGATCATGGCCCGGAACTCATTGACGAGTGCGGAGTGAAGGCTGGCCGTGATGGTGGCAGGGCTGAGTTTGCCAAGCGGGCTGTCGAGGAGCACCTCGGCGAGGTTCCGGCCGGTCCGAAGGGCCGCGCTGTCAAGACCGCGATCGCCGCCCGGCGATACGCTGAGGGTGCCGCCCGGACCCGTGCCGATCACGACGAGCGGGCTGCCCTTACCGCCCAGCGCCCGCGTCCCTGTAAAGCCCGGATCGTGGACGACCGGATTGGCGCCGAGCGTCAGGCCTTGGTCAGTCAGCGCCTTCCCTGCCTTGTCAAGGCCGCCCTTGTTGTTGATCGCCGCATCGAGGATGGCTGACAGACCCGCTGCTGCGGCAACGCTGAGCGTCAAGGCGGCGAGCACGGGCGTGGTCAGGCCGATCGACTCCAGCAGGCCGATGCCCTTGGGTCCGACGGGTGGCACGCGACCACCACCACCTGGCACTCCGCCGACGTTGACCACCGCGCCCTCGACGTTGACCACGGCTGCCTTAAGCCGGCCGAGGATCGTCTCGACGATGCCGCCCGCGACGTTGGTCACGAGGCCGCCGGTCAGCTTGTTGACCGCGAAGGCACCGACTGCCAGATCCTGCAGCGGCTTTGGCAACTGCTGGAATAGACCCACGGCCGTCTTGACGATGTTCAGGGTCGCGCTGGCGACATCCTTCAGAACCGGGGCGGCGGCCTTGGCCGTGTCGAAGAACGTACCGAGAATCTTCCCGCCCTCGGCGAGGTTCTTGTCGCTGAACAGATCGGCGATCGACTGGCCCAGGTCCGAGATCGTCTTGATGACCGCCGGGTCCTGCAGGAACGTCGACAGCCGGTCGGCCACTTTGCCGATCGTCGGCAGCAACGCCTGAGCAAGCGCCTTTTGCAGGTCCTCAATCGCGTCCCGGAACTTGGCCACCTTGCCCGCCGTGGTCTGACCGCCGGCGAGGAACGACCCGCCGAACTCCTTGTTGAGTTCGGCGAGGATGATCTTCTGGGCTTCCGCCACATGTCCGGTCTCGGCGAGCCGCTTGATGACCGTGACCTGATCGGCACTGAACGCCACGCCGATCCGCCGAAGGGCTGTCAATCCGATCAGGGGATCGTTCAGTGCCTTGCCAACCTGAACGATGGATGACTGCAGGTCCTGACCCATCGCCGTCGACAGATCAAGGGCGGCCTGCAGGGCTGGCTCAAATGCCTCTTTCTTGATGTTCGTGAACGTGAGCAGGACGTTCTCGCCGGACTGAATGACCTTGTCGTCGATGGTCGCGTTCAGCGCTTCATACTTCTCGGCGAGGTCCCGGATGGCTGCGGCATTCTCCCCGGCAGCGCCCTTGGTGGACTTGAGGACCGCATTGGTCTGGGTCGTGACCTTCTCGAGTTCGGTAAGTGCTCGCAACCCCAACCCGACGTTCGTGGCGAGGAAGCCGACAGCCGTTCCCGCGATGACCAGCCCGTTCTTGATCCCGGTCCCGATCTGTACACCAGCCCGATATGAGCGGGAACCGGTAGCGGTCACCTGACTGTCGAAGTCCTTCAACAGCCGCTTGTTAGCCGCCATCGCGGACGCAAAGTTGCCCCCGAGGGACATCTTTACGATCAGGTTGACGGTGTCAGCCAGTGCCATCGGACTCCTGGCGGGCCTTGAGCAGGGCCACGCTGCGTTGGTACTTGGAGACGAGGTCAGACTCGCGGAAGCGCTCCTCGCGCTGCGCCTGGCGGATCAGTGTCCCGAACTGCTCCTCCCAGAGCAGCCAGCGCGCCGCCCACCATGCCCGATATGTCATGCGGCCGGTGGCACCTTGGCCGAACCGCCCGTCGACGATCGCTTCCGCCGCGTCCCGATCGAAGTTGGGGTCGCTGATGTTGCCTTCGGGGTAGGTGTGGTCGACCCAGCCTTGGAGCGCGCGGCGCGTTGCCTGCGCTTCTCCTCGGCCGCCAGCTTCTGGAGTGCTGTCAGCCGTGCCAAGAAAGGGCGAAGGACGTCCTCGTTGTAGAGCTCGTCGGCCTTGTTCGCGACGGCCTCGCCGCCCTTGCCGTAGGGCAGCGCCTGCGTCTTGTTCTCAGGCGTGAGAGGGACCGGATCGCCCTCCTCGTCGACGAGGTTCCAGTCGACGATGCCGTGGTCGCGGTAGATCCGCCACAGGAGCTCCTGCAGGAGCACTCCATCGCTCGCGGCATCGGCGATGGCGCCCTGCGCCGCCATCCCCCCTGCTGCAGACAGAACGGGCGCGAGATAGACGACGTCCCCGCCGTCATGCGGTGTCCCTGGGCACAGGCAGGGACCGATGGCGACGGGGACGGGAGGGACCGGATCGAATCTGGACATGAGCGCTCCCAGTGGGTTACGGCAGGGCCGACAGGCTGTTGAGGACCACGGCCTTGATGGCGTAGGTCAATGTGCTGTCGTAGAAGCCGTGGTAGGTGAAGGTGTAGTTGGTATTGCCGCCGATTTCCCCCTCCGCGACGGAGAAGAGCCGGCACGGCAGGAAGAACTCGAACTTGGCCTTGGTCCCGCCGGAGCCCGCATTCTCGGTCGAGTTGCAGGCGACCTTGATGTAGCGGTTCGGGACGGGCGTGTCGTCGAGGGTGACCGCTTCGGCGATCGTGGCCGTCGTCTTCTCGACGGTCAGGGTGAACTCGATCGTCCGCAGCCCCCGGCCGTAGGCGCCGAGCTGGAAGCGGGTGTTTGAGCCGTTGGCGAAGCGCTTGAGGTCGAGATTGTTGTTGATAGTCAGCGAAGCACCGCGCACCGCGTCGGTGATCTGGGTCGCCCCGATCGCCCCGGCGACGGAGTTCAGGTAGAACGCCGTGTCCGCGCCGAAGGCGAAGATCGGATTGGCATCAACGTTCAGCCCGGCGGTCCGGTTGCCGTAGGTCGCGCCGGCGAAGACCCAGTCATCCGAGACGGTCCACGGGCTGAGGTCCTCGGGCATCGTCATCGCGAGCTGATTGATGACGCCACCGAAACCGTTCGTCCCGGCACCCAGTGCATCGGACGTGTCGTCGCCCGTCTGGACACTGTAGTAGTCGAACGAATCCGCCGTCAGCGACGCGGCGGTGTACGTCCAGGTGTAGCCCGCGACGGCAGAGCCGGTGGCGGTGACGCCGCCCATCAAGCCCGCACTGAGCCTGACGGACAGGTCGTTGAACGTCTGCGGCCCGGTCGCCCCGCCGATCGTCACGTCGAGGGCGGTGGCGTACGGGGCGATGATCGGATCGAGCGATCCGACGTCGACGTCGGGGTCGGTCCGGTTGGGGTTGACGACGATCAGACCGCGGTAGGGCAGGACGCGCGTCGCAGCGACCGCGGTTCCGATGACACTTTGCTTGCCAACTTGGAGCTTCCGAAATCTCGTAAAACCCTGTGCCATGTCCTGATCCCTTCTCTCCGGGCCGACACGAACAACCCGCCGACATGGCGGGCTTCGTCATGGGTTCGGCCCAGAGCGGGCCGTGGCTAGAGCGCTTAGGTCCGACCTTCGGTCTTCTGGAAATCCGAGAATGTGAACCGCACGGCGGCGAAGAACGAGTCGCCGTCCTGGATCGTCTCGTCCGCGACGGTCATGTCCGACCAGATCGAGCCGGTCGTGATGTGCGGGTAGGTCGTGAAGTGATCCATCAGACTGTCGACGAGGACGTCGAAGCGGTCCTCGGTCTCAAGGTTGTCGGTCAGCCGGTCCACGATCACGACCTGCGGAGTGATGATCCGATCCCGCAGCCCGTTGGCGTGATGAACGGACTCGGGATGGAGATCGAGATACGAGAAGGGCGTGTCACTGTTGAGCGATGGCGGCCGCGATCGGAAATGGCGTCGGAGGAGGGTTGGGTTGGCGGCGATAAAGGCCGTCATCATTGTCGTGACCCCGGCCACGAGATCGGCCCGGACCGTCGTTACCATCTAATGTCGATTCCAGAGCTTGACGATCACCTCGTTGATCGCGGCGACGGCCTTGCGGGCACCGGGCAGGAGATATGGCTGCGCCCGCGTTCCCGGATGGTGAACGAGCGTCGCGAAATGGGTGGCCTGCGAGCCCGCCTTGAGCCTTCCCGTCAGTCTCCGCTCGCCGCCCCACGCGAGGACCTTGCGGTTCTTGGGCCGGATGATGTGGGGCCGCGTCCCGAACTCGACCGGAGCCGCGTAGGGCGTCGCTGCCACCACCTCCGCTGTCTGTCCCATGATCCGACCCGGCCGGATGCTGCGCTGGAGATGATGCGTCTTGACGGGGACGATCTTCTGCGCCTCGGCGACAGCCGCGATCTGGGCGGCGCGTAGGACGGGCTGTGCCTCGCCGATGGCTTCCATCCGCCGGATCAGGGCAGCGAGGCCCTCAACGCTAGACACTGCTGACCGCCTCGCGGACCTGCCAGTTACGGACGAAGACGGGGGAGGACACGGGTTCTGCGGCGAGGTCGATCGTCTCCCCCGTGGGAGTCTGGATCACTCCCGAAGCGCCGGACTTCGCCCGCCAGTAGAACCAGGCCGAGAGGAACGTCACCTCATGGGTCACATCGTTCGTCCAGGTCGGGTGTCCGAGCAGCCCCGTGATCCTCAGATCCAGCGGAATCGCGCCGTAGCGTCGCCAGAAGGTGTCGAGGTTCTTGTCGAACCACTGCGGATCCGTCTTGAACCAGTCCGGCCGGTTACGGTCGAAGGCCATGAGCTGGATCGTCGTCGAGATATCCGGGTTCCGCCGGTCGGGTAGGAGCCAGTAGCCCGCGGTCTCGGTCAGAGCGGCCCCATTCAGGGTGACGACGCGACTCGCGTCCGTTCGAGGCGTATCCGCGATGTTGACGAGGACCTGACCGTCCGTCGAGTAGACCCTGTCGTTGTTCGACGAGTAGGCGAACGTCCGGCCCGTGTCCGCTTGCGCCTGTGCCAGTCCTGCGTCGAGACACGTCTGCAGCAGGGTGTTGTCGGCCGTCCCCGTCAGCCCGAGGTATGTCTTCAGGTCAGACAGCGTTGGACCGGGCATCGGCTTCCTCGAGGAGGGTCAGGAACCCCTGCGCACAGGCATTCCAGGTGAACGATCGTTGGACGTGCTCCCGCCCCGCGGCGCCGAGAGCGCGGCGGCGAGCGGGCTTGGCGAGGAGCGTCAGGACCGGCTCGACGAACGCCCGGGCGTCAGGCACCGCCCAGTCCATGCCGTAGGTCGAGTGGTACCGCACCACGTCCCCGTAGGAGTCGTGGAGCGGCGGGATCATCACGCCGCCCGGCCCGATGACCTCGGACTCGGCCGCCCAGTCGGATGAGATGACCGGCACCTCGCAGGCGAGCGACTCCGCGAGCGTCAGCCCGAATCCCTCACCGCCGGTCGTGGTGACGTATAGGTCGGCCGCGTTGTACAGCGCAGCAAGCCCGGCCTGATCCAGCCCGACGAAGGTGTCGTGCATCCCGGTGAACCACACCCGCCGTCCCTCCCGGATCACCTCGGGCATCCGCTGGACCTCGGCGATCAGGTCTGAGCCCAAGGGGTCGTTCGGGGTGCAGTGCAGGAGCAGGTCGACCTCGGGATCAGCCTCGGCGATCGGGATAAAGGCCTGGAGCAGGACCGGGTAGAACTTGCGGGTGGCGTTCCGGTCGGCCCTGAGGATCAACTTGCGGTTGGAGAACTGCGCTCCGAAATGGACCTTGCAGGCCTCCTTGGTCCCGAGCCGCTTGCCGTTGACGATCAGGGGGTCGGTGATCGACACCGGCCGGAATGTCTCCGTATCCACGCCGTGGTAGATGCGCGGCACCCACCGCCCGATGTGAGCGGAGATGACCCGCTGGCCGTAATCGCTCATGGCCACCGGCGAGACGAGTTGCCACAGGTCCTTCCACGCCGGGGTCAGGTTGTCACCCTCGATCGGGCAGTAATGCAGGATCGGGATTAACTTCCACGTCTCGACATTCTGCGGCGTGGCCTGACCGATGTGCGACAGCAGCCCCGAGACGTCGGCGATGACGATCCCGGCGTCGGGCTTCCAGTCGTCCGTGGGATCGAGTTGCCGCCAGAACGGTCCCCGGATGGCGTCGGCGCTGATGTTGCCGCCGAAGTCGTCACCGAAGATGCGAGCCGGCCACACACGCCCTGCCAGAGGTCCCCTCACCGGCTCGCCGCGATGATTGACCGCGAGGACCCGGACGTCCATGCCGGCCTCGAGAAGGCGCGTTGCCAGCTCGATCGTGACGGTGCCGAAGCCAGTCGCCGAGTGATGGCCCCAGATGAGAAGCCTCACGGCAGCACCTGAGCGAACATCGCCCGGATGGCCCCCTCCTCCTCGTCGAAGTTCACGACCTCGGCGAAGCGGGCGGCGGATCGCTCGCAGGCTCGGAGATGGAACTCCTCGTCATCGCGGAAGCGGCGGATCAGGCTCGCGACCTCGGCCGGCGTCCGTGTCTCGATGTCCCACGCCGTCTCGCCTTCGATCCAGAGCTGTCCGGCGAGCTGGTCCTTGTAGTAGTTGCGGAAACCGAACATTGGTCGACCGACCGCGTGCCAGTTGTGCGCGACATGACCGAATCCGTCCGACCACCGTTTGGCGTGCCATGCCACGTCCGAGGCTCGCATCGCCTGAGCCACGTCGGCGCAGCGGTCGAGATTGCCGGCCTGGTATTGGTCGGGCTGCGCTTCGCCATAGGCGCCGTAGACCTTCCAGCACAACTCGGGCGCCTGCTCGGCGGCCTTCTGCCAATAATCGTAGGCCGGCTGGTCCTGCGGGTAGCACTGGACGAACGACGAGACGATGAACTCCCCCCGAGGAGGAGGCTCGTATCGGAAACCCGGACTCCCATCGAACCGGTCGACGATCCGGAACTCCTGGTGGTAGACGACGTGCGGCTTGGGAGGTGTGACCGGGAGGAGAGCCGAGACGAGGCCGAATGCTGCTAGGTCCCAGCGGTCCTCGGCCATGTCCGCCGCCGAGAAGCGGACGTTGCCGACCTGCAGGCCAAACGTCGCACCGACTTCCGAGGCGAACCGGGCGAAGCCCTCGTGGTTATGGGCGAGGGAACTGATGACGATGTCGGGCCGCAGATCATGCGCCTGCTCGAGCGGTAGCAGGTTATGGATGCGCCCGTGGAAGGCGTTGAGCCGCGTCCAGTTTGTCCCGTCCCAGAGGTCCGAGCCCCATGGTTCGAGATACTGCCGCGCGACCGCGTCACCGTGCCACTTGCGCTCGTGGCTCCAGTAGCCCTCGGCGAACCACTCCATGCCGATCGGCCGGTACAATTCCCAGCCGAGTCGGTCGCAGAGGAGGGCCATCGACTCGTACAGGCAATCGTGATGGAAATCGATGAGGACCCTCACGACAGGAACGCCTGCCATGCCTCGGAGACCGTCGCGATATCGAACCGTTCCAAGGCTCGCTCGCGGGTGATGATCGACATCTCCGTGGCCAAGCGCTGATCGTTCAGGATCTCCTGCAGAAAGCGATGAGCCTCGGCTGGCCCCTCGGCCGATAGTTCGACGATCTCGGAGGCCTCGAACAACAACGGGAAGCCCCACGCCTTCGGGCCGATCGAGACGACGGGCACGCCGCTGAGCATCGCTTCGATCAGGCCGAGCGTGTAACTCGCTGGCACCGTTCCGGTGTACAGATAGGCCCGGATGTGCCGGAGATATTCCAGCATCGCCTCGTAGGGGAGGGTGCCGAGGCCGCCGCGCAACATCTCCGAGCTCGGGCCGGCCGGGCGGACCGGCAATCCATCCGTCGCCGCCTCCCAGAACGACAGGCCCGTCGCATCGCCGCGCTTCGCCATGTCCTGGGTGATGTTGCCGACCATCGGATCATCGCCGATCCACGGCCCGTAATCCTCGGGGTATTTGCCGAACCGGATCAGGGCGTCCTCGCCGGCGAAGCAGCCGAACGACTCGAAGTAGCGTGCTTCGGCGGGCGAATAGCGGACGATCTGCAACCTCTCGGAGCGGTATGGGGCCATGTCCCGCTCGAGGGACAGGTCCGATTGGCCGCAAGTCCGCCAGATCACCCGCTTGTGCTTGATCCGGTCCCACTGGCCGCCGATCCACTGGCGTGGGAAGTGGTGGACGATGATCGCGTCGGCCCAATCGATGATGTCCGGGTGGAGGCGCGCCTTGCCGGCATCGATCAGCGGTCCGGGGTCGCCGTACTCGGCGCGGGTTTCCTGCAGGCGGGCCACGAGGTCCGGGTGGGCCGGGGTGTCCGCCAGGGGGGGTCGGATACCCTCGGGCGCGCGGCCCGGAACCTCGTAGCCGCCAGGACAGAAGGTGTCATAGCCGAGATCGGTGAACATCCGCAGGTCGTCGAACTCGGCAACCGCGTGAGAGGCCAACAGAAGGATGCGCTCCGTCATCGCGGCACCGCCACGAACGGTCCGCCGCCGATGCCCTGAGCCCACGTCACCTCATGGGTGGCCGAGAGTGTCTCAGCGAACGACTCCGGTGTGCCGTCGCGCTCGTGCCACTCGCCCTCGATGACGCCGAGCTTGGCAAGGGACTTGCCTCGGAAGAAGGGGTGCTCGCAGCCCTCGCAATCGGACTTGACCCAGACGAACCCCTGCCCCTCCGTGATGTTCAATGCCTGCCGCAGCGTGACCGAGCGGACCTTGGCGTACTTGCGCGGCACGTCACTGATCCACGGCGAGACGCTGCCGATGAACTGGTGGACCTCGGCGATCTCGTTGCCGGTGTAGCCGTACTCGACGGTGATCTGACCGGCCTTGCTCCACGCTGCGGCGTTCCAGACGACGGCCCGATCCCCGACGCTGTTCATGGCGATATTCGCCTCGAGCAGTTCGACGTTCGGCGGCACCGCCTCGATGGCGAGGACCCGGAGGTCGGGGTTGTCGAGGAGCAGCCCGACCGTCACCGCGCCGATGTGCGCTCCGAGGTCGAGCGCCCAGCCCGTGAGGCCCGACGGGAGGTGATATTCGTCGCCGTTCTCACCCATCGGGTTGCGCAGACAGGCCGAGATCGTGTTCCAGTCCGAGGTCCCGCCGCGGTACTGGAGGGTGGCGACGTGGCCTCCCGGTGTGTCCCATTCAGACATCCAGACGCCGGGCTCATTGCTCGGACCGTTGTTGTTTGCCATGGCAGAGCGCCTCCATGGTCGAGCGCTGTCGGGCGAGACCCCGGCGGGCGCTCTTCCGCCGGGGTCCCCGTGATGTCATGGCCCTTAGGTGGGCCAGCCCGCCTGATATCCCACGGCGAGGGGGAGGAACCCGCAGGCCGAAGCCTGCTGCTAGATGCCGGTGACCTTCTGGACGCGACCGGTCCGAACGTACGGCTCGGCGTTGAAGGCGAACTCCTCCTCTGCCCGGAAGCCGGTGATGTTCTGGTCGAAGCGGTTGCCCGCCTCGGACGAGACGTCGATCCGGTATTCCTGCCCGGTGTAGATGTCGATGTCCGACCGCTCGATGATGAGCGCCGTCCCGATCTGGGCCGACGGCCACCACGGATCGCGTCGGACCGGCACGCCCCACAGGGACGTGACGGGCGGATTGCCCGCCGCGCCACCGGCCGGGTCGAGGACCCAGCCGCCGGAGCCGGACGAGCCGAGCGTCTCCGTCGCCAGCTCCCAGTAGTCGGTCGGGTGCATGACGATGGCGAGGTTGTCGGCCCCGATGCCGCGGGCCTCGAGAGCCGAGATGCCGCGGCCGATGGCCGCCGCCCGCGACTCGGACGAGAGCGCCGTCTTGAAACCGGCCGGATCGCCGTAGGCGAGGAAGGCCTGGAAGAAGCCCAGCGGCTGGGACGAGCCCGTGCCGTTGGTGATGAACTGGGCCTCGGCGATGGCGATCGACTTGCCGAGCCGGCGCCGGGCGCTGTTCTCGGCCGCCCCGTTGGACTGGCGGAGGAGCTGGTTGCCGACGTCCGCGATCTCGGCGATCGTGTAGAGCGTCGCCGTTGCCCGCGCGAACTGGAAGTCGCGGATGTCCTTGTTCGAGCCATAGGCGCCCTGCAGAAGGGCGGCCGTCAGGCCGGTGATCTCATACGGGACATCCACGCCGGCGCCGACGACGCCGTTGGTGACGTTGAACAGATTGCGGTAGATGTTGTCTGCCGCGATCTGGGTGACGAGGGCGTCGACGAAGTTGTTGGGGATGATCGCCGTGCCGGTCGCGGCCGACGTGCCGAGGACGGCCTTGACGAACTCCTGGGCGTCGGTGTCGCCCTTCTGGCGGTTAAGGAGGGCCGCCAGGAAGTTCGTCTCGGTATATCGGCCGACCGACTTGACGCTGGAATTGACCGCGGCGTTGGCCCCGGCGAGGATCGCCGTGGCCTTGGTCTGGACGGTCGACTTCTGGAGTTCCTTGAGGCGGGCGTCCATCGTCGCCAGCCGGGCGTCGATCTCCTTGGCCCGCTTCTCGGCGACGAGGTCGTCGATCTGGGCGGACTTGGCGGTGATCTCCTGCTCGATCTGGCTGACGCGATCCTCGGGGACGTCGTCCTTCTCGCGAAGCTCCTCCGCGAGGTCGGTGACGGACTTGGTCAGGGATGCGATCTTGTCATCGAGTTCCGACAAGGGGTGATCCTTTCGTCACCCCACGCGAGCGCTGACGCGGGCTACCGAGCGAGGCCTTTCAGGACCCGCTCGAGTTGGCTGAGGGTTGATGCCAGCCGCGCCAGCGCCGGGTCCTCGCCACCTTCCGGCAGGTCAGCACCCAGGTCGGACACGTCGGGTTCGGTGAGCACGTCCCGCACGGCGGGATCGAGCTCGATACCGGCAGTGGTGAAATCGTCCAACGCCTTCGACGCGGTGATCCGCGAAAAGACGTTGGCGGGAGTGAGGGTCAGGGTCTGCTCGACATGGGGCCAGACGAGGATCTCCCCGTCGTGGGCCTTCCGGACGAGATGGGCCATCGAGCCCGACGAGCCGTACATCTTGCCGGCCCGGATCAGGGCATCGAGTTCGGCGAAGTAGGCCGACTGGCGATCGAGCCACAGGCGCGCCCACCAGCCGTCGGTCTCCTTGGTCAGGTCGTCCTCGATCCCGACATCGTCCGAACCGACGCGGGAATCCTGGCCGTGGTGGAACAGCACCGGCCGCTCCTTGAACCACGTCGGCTTGGTGTCGGTCCGCGGCGAGAAGTATTCGCCGTCAAGGTCCCGGCCGCCCTTCAACGGACCCCCGAAGGGGATGGCGAGGACGCGCCAGCGAGCCGTGCCGAGCTGCTCGGCCTTGATCGGCTCGGCCTTGCCGACACCCTGCGCCCGGGCGTGGGCCTCAAGGTGAGAAGCCCCGCACGTCGCGGTCCCGGACTGGGCGATCCGAGACAGGGCGTTGCGGAGATGGGGCAGGTCGAGCTTGCCCGAGGCGTCGTGGTGGGGATAGTGCCGGCCGGACGAGTCGACGCACGCGAACGCGCTGTCCGGCAGGGCGGTGATGTAGGCGCTGCTCCAGGCAGCCTTGGCTTCGGTCATCGTCGCCTCCTGGACGTTCGCATACAGCGCGCGCATCTGCCTCTCGGCTCGTGCTCGGGACGGGTGGCAGCCCATCCGCTTGTCGGTGCCCTGCTTGAAGACGCAGAACTCGCCGTCGACCCGTCTGATCTCGTAAGGCATCAGTCCTCCTCGTCGAGGAGTAACAGCAGGGCCAGCAGGTTCTGGTCGGAGATGAGGTTGCGGTCGACGAGGATGCGGACGCCTCGCCGCATGCCCTTGGCGCCATGACCGAGAGCGAGGCTGATCCCGCCGACGAGATCCAGGGTCGATGCGGCGATGACGCTGTCAGCGAAACCACGAACGGCGGTCAGCGTCCGCATCCACGTGTCCGAGGTGGTGAGGCTGTCGGCGAGCGTCAGTAGCTTGGTGATCGCCCGCGTCAGCGTGTCCGAGGTCGTGATCGAGTCCGCGAACGACCGGCCGAGGATCGTGACGCGGCTCAGGGCATCCGACAGCGTCAGGGCGTCCGCGAAAGATCGACCGAGCGTTAGGAGTCTCGTCCACGCGTCCGAGGTGGTCACTGCGTCGGACATCGATCGGGCATAGGTCATCACCCGCACCAGCGAGTCCGACGTGGTAACGGAGTCCGCCAGCGACCGGAGGTCCGTGATGACCCGGACCAACGCATCCGACGTCGTGACCGCGTCGGCGAAGTCGAGGACCTTCTGCCCGCCGGCGATGACCAGGTCGAGGGCGCTGCTCAGGGTCACCGTGTCGGTGAAACTGCGCAGGTTCGTGACGACGCGGGCGAGGGTGTCGCTGGTCGTGACCGAGTCGCTGAGCGAGCGACCCAGTGTCAGGACCCGAGCCCACGCATCCGATAGCGTGACGGAGTCGCTCAGGCTTCGGCCGAGCGTGAGCAGCCGGCTAAGGCTATCGCTCGTCGTCACGGAGTCCGAGGCCGAGCGTCCGAGAGTCAAGACACGGACTAGGGCGTCGCTCGTCGCGACGCTGTCCGCGAAGGACCGCCCGAGCGTGAGCAGCCGCGTCCATGCGTCGGACGTCGTGATGGCGTCAGCGAAGGCCATCTGCTTCGTCTTGACGAAGGCCAGCGCGTCCGACAGCGTGAGGCTATCGGCGAACGATCGCCCAAGAGTGAGCAGGCGGGTCCACGAATCGCTCGTGCTCACGGCATCGGCGAATGCTCGGCCCAACGTCAGCAGGCGAGTCCATGTATCCGACGTCGTGAGCGCATCCGCGAATGAGCGGGCGAGCGTCAGGAGCCTCGTCCATGCATCGGAGGTTGTGACGGCATCACTGAACGACCGCCCGAGAGTAAGAACCCTGACCAGCGCATCGGATGTGGTCGGTGCGTCCGACCAGGATCGGCCCAGCGTCAGGACCCTGACGAGGGTGCTGGATGTCGTGAGCGTATCGGCGACCGATCGGCCGAGGGTGAGGACTCGGGCCAACGTGTCCGAGGTCGTGACCGCATCCGCCAAGGCTCGGCCTAGGGTGAGAACCCGGACGAGAGCGTCAGAGGTCGTCGGAGCGTCGGCCCACGCTCGCCCCAAGGTCAGGACCCTGGCGAGCGTATCGGACGTGGTTGGGCTGTCGGCGAAGGCGAGCGTCTTGACGGGTGGGCTCGGGTCCGGTCCGCTCCATGGCGGGACGGGTAGCCAGAACCGGGCATCCCGCGGCATCGCGGGTTACCGAAGGCCGAAGACGAGCAGTTGCGTCAGGGTGATGCTGTTGCTGGCGCTGGAGGTGCCACAGGCGATGTTGACGTTGACATAGTTGGTGATCGAGGCGTCGAACGTGGCGACCGTGCCCGGCTGGGCCGCATTCCCCCACGCGGCACCCGCGAACGGCGAGGCGAGACAGCCGGGCGAGGAGACCATGCCGACGCCCTGGATCGTGGAGTTGGCACCCGCCGTCGCCAGGGTCCGCAGGATCACGTCGCCCTGCAGCTCCCAATGCTGGTTGGTGACCGCGCCCGATCCCGTCGTCAAGGCGGCCGTCCCGAGGGCGATGACCGCGGTCGTACTGCCGTTCGAGCCAAGCCGAATCGTCCAAGTGAAGGTTGGCGCGCCGGTCGTGATGGAGATGATGCCCTTGGCCACGATCCGAATACCGCCGCCGACGCCGCCGTTGGGCGCGAAGTAGTAGGGCGGGATGACTGGCCGTTCGCCCATCTCGGCGGTCGTGAACAGGGAGCGCTCGGCGGTGAACGTGTTCTGCGCCGCGCCCGTCGCGGTGTTCCCGTAGATCAGCTCGACGACCGTGCCCGTGATGTTTGGCATGGCGGGTCAGACTCCAAAATACAGGATGACCACGCCGAAGGTGACATTGGGTGTCACCCCCGCGACAGTTGCCGTGATCCGAATGTAACCTGATGTGATCAGCGCGTGACCGATGCTGTTGCCGACGCCGACCAACTGACTGATGCCCGAGCCGATCGAGCTCGTCCATGTGCCGCCGCCGGCCGATTGTTCCGCCGAGATATCAAGGGTTGGTGCGCCCGAGACTGCGGTGACATGGACCAGAACCAGACAGTACGTCGCGGTCGGCAGGGCGATGGGATTGGACAGATATGTGCCGCTGCCTCGGGCGCTGGAGACGAGCGCGATCTCGCCGTTGATGAGCGGCATGGACGAGGCCCCTTACAGGAGGATGCGGCGGTTGTTGCGGACGGTCAGGGCAGGGTAGGCGTAAACGGGATTGGCGGCAGCGGTGGCGGCCTCGAAGATGAAGACATGATGCTCGCATTGGACAGCGGCAGCAGCCATTCCCCCAGTGCCGATACTTGCCTCCGAGGTAACCGCCGTCAGCGCCCGATAAAAGCCGGCCGTCGTGGTTCGCGAACTCGCACCACCACCGGTCGAGGCGGATTCACCATTGGTCGGCTCCGTATAGGAGGTGGGACTACCCTGGACGATCGTGCCGACGGCAAACCCAGTCAGGAAGACGGCGATTCCGTTCTGACTCGCCCATGTTCCCGGTCCAATGGAGGCGAAGTTGGTGCTCGAGTTCCAGTTGTTCTGGGTGAACTGCGAAGAGCCGGGTGTCCCGCTATCGGCACCCGACAAGGCGATGATGACGCCGGACGCCTTGTTCGAGGTGATCGTGATCGTATAACTGGCTGGTTCGCTGCTGGCGATGCGCCAATACAGCTTTTCGGCAAGGACCGTCGTCGAATTCTCCTGTGAGCCGATCAGCGTCCATCCGGATGGATCCGTGATGGTTGTCCCCGTGCCACCCCTGACAGTCAGCCCCATGAGCAAGACGTCACCATCGACAACGCCCGCAGGAACCGTCATGACGATCGTTGTTCCGCCGCCCGCATTGTTGGAGCCCTGCGCGGCCCTGAACGCAATCGCCATCTAGCTCTGCGACCATATGAATGGGTAGTCGTTATTCGCCGGCGGCTGGGGTACAGGCAGTCCGTTGTTGTCGAAGACGCAACCTGATACGCCGGTGACATCGGACGTATAGCCCCATCGGGCACTGATTCCCTTGACTTGGGCGAGTGAGTTGTTCGATACGGTTGCGGTGATCGTCGAGATCAGGCCATAGCCACCGCCTGAACCGCCTATCTCAACGAGAGTGGCGTCGAGCGGATCACCTGTATAGACAGCATGACCGCAGAATGTCCATGTGTAATACGAGTTCAGCGGTTTGTGCTGGTAGACGAATAACGGCTGGGGCGTGAAGCACCGGTTCTGGGGCTGATAGCAGATGGTCACCGTCAGCCCCGGTGAGGATGCAACCACGGCGATGCCGTATAAACCGTGAACACCGAAGGCTTGGCCGAATGCCCCTGCGCCATAGCGCGTCGAGTAGGTCGGGTACGAATACGACACCATGCATGTGTCGTCGGAAGATGATCCACTAGGGTCGAGAAAGCCGGTGAAGGTATTCGTCTGTACGTGATCATTGATGTCCCAGTCGCAGGCGGGCACGATGGGATTCACGATCCAGATCGAACGATCGGCTGGGAGGGGGTAGGGGTTATATTCCTCGAGCGGATAGTCGCTCTGCCCTGAGCCGCCGGACGTGTTCTGAAAACTGAATGGCTGCTGCTGGCCACCACGTACCGGAATCGAAAGGGCCCCGGCGAGTGCCAGGGCCCCGAGCAGCGCAAGGAGCTTCACTAGCCGCTCAACGTCACGGTCCACGTCGCGACGAGCGTGTCGGACGTGGTGACGATGGCATCGGCATTGGCGACTGTCTCGAAGACGAGCACCCCAGCCGCGGTCGTGTTGGCGGCGGTGAACAGGCCGCCCTTGTGGACCGTCTGCGGCCCGCCCGACACGTTGAACGTGTTGGTCAGGGTGTATGTCGCCGCCGCGCCGGTGTGGGCATAGGCCGCCTTGGCCCGGCCGAGGCCGTTCGTGGTGAGCTCGGTGGCGAGGGTGGTGTCACCCGCCGCAGCTGCCGCGGCATCCGTGGTCAGGCCCATGAACCTGGCCAGACAGGTCGGGACGATGTGGTAGCCGTTGGTGCCCGCCGGTGTCGTGCCGGTCATCGTGTCCGACGTGCCGACCCACCAGCCGTCGACGGTCAGGACGGTCGCCGAGTTGGAGCCGATGTTGCCGTACACCGGAGCGGTCGTCAGGCCGGTCACCGGGCAGAACACGCGCATGCCCTTGTAGGCATCGACGGTCATGCCGCCACCGGAGGGAGTGGCGGAGGTAGCCGTTGCCGCGGTCAGCGCGCCGTCCTTGGCCGCGAAATTGCCCAGTCCTGCCGCGAGGAGATCCCTGCCGACCGTCGTCAGCAGGTTGGTGCTGATCCCGAGGTCCTCGGTCGTCCCATCGGGGTGAAAGATCATGAAGTGAACCTGGTTCGGGCCGAGCCGGACCGAATCCGACAGTCGATGGCCCCGCATCAGACGGACGAGCGCGCCGTCGTCTAGATTGTCGACCTCGACGCGCGGCCGGAGATGGAGGAGCTTCATCGAACGGTCTCCTAGTTGAAGCGATCGACGGCCTTCACGCCGTCACTGGCCGAGAAGGTGAACTGACGACTGTTTGAGCCGCAGCGGTTGCAGGGCTGGCGCTTGTCCGAAAACCACGGCCGACCACAGCCCCCGCAATACGACTTGGGCCGGAGGATGCGGGCGATGGCGCGGGCGAGATCAGCCATTGACAACCTCCAGCTTGACGATCCGGCCTTGGCGGTCGTACACGACGCGCTTGTCCTTGGCCGGCATGTTGACCGTCATCTCAGACAGGGTCGGGTTGACGTTGACGACCGGTGCCGGGATGACCGCCTGCTGGACGTTGACGACGGGCGCCGGCTGCGCTGGGACGTTGACTTGGATGATCGGCGTTTGCGCGGTGAGCGTTTCGAGGATCGCCGCCAGCCGATCGCGCTCCTGTTGAGCCTTCGTCTGCTCATCATTCACGACCTGGGCGAGGGCCGACATGATCGGCATCGGCTCCTGAGCTCGTTGGACGCTGAGTGCCTCAATCGCCTTGGTGGCCAGCATCAGCATCCGATCGTCGTCGTGCATGGACTTGTCCTCGATGACAGGCGACCACACGAGCGTGCCGTTGGGGTGGTCCTCGATCCCGAGGGCTTCCTCGATCGAGTAGACCTGGCCGGCCCGCTCGGCGCATTCGGGGTCCCCGTCGCCGTCGTAAGCCTCGAGTTGCTCCACCCCGTATGCCCCGTAGCCCGTCACGGCGGCCCGGTTGTAGCTGAGGGCCGTCTCCGTCCGGGCGATCATCTCGGCGCGGTAGTCGGAGAAGGCTTCCGTGCCGTTGTCGAGGGTCGTCCCCTTGACCCCGGGATAGTTCTCGTCGGGCACGCCCTCGATGATCTGGTTGAGGGAGTAGCCCCGTCTCGTCCCCTCTGCCAGCGTCAGTGTCAGCGATTGCAGCGTCTTGGCGTTGATGTCGCTGATCCGCTGCCCGCCATACGCCAGAAGGTCCTCGATGACGGCCCGCACTTGCGGCTTGGCGACGATCTTATTGAGGTTGTTGGCGACGGCCTGGAGCCCGTCCCTGCCGATCTCGACGTAGAACCCCTGCAATGCGAAGCGGAGCTCGTCATCCTCGGAGTCGTCCCAGAAGTCGGGCGGGTTGGCCTTGCGGGCAGCCTTGGCCTTGGGCCATCCGTTTCGAAGACGCTCCGCAACCCGCTCGAACTGCGCCCGGAAGAACTCGGACAGGACGCTCCTGGCGGTCCCTTCCGCGGTCCGAACGAGGGCGTTCTTTTGGTCCTCGATTTCCGCCTTCACGAGGGCCTGAGTGACCGGCAGGTTCGTCGTTCGGGCCGTGTTCCCCTCGGCGTTCACGACGAGGCCCGTGGAGACCTCCGGAGCAGCCGGCAGTGCCGGAGCGGGAGCCGGGCGGCCAAGGAACTTGATGTGGTCGAGGCCGACCGCCGCCACCGCCTCCTTCTCGTCGAAGCCGGCGTTCCACAGGGCCGTCAACGCACCGACTTTCTCGACGAGGGCAGGTGCCGTGTCGAGGTTCGGCTCGGCGATCTCGAAGTCGTACGTCGCGCCCATGATCGCTTCGTACCGGTTGAGCAGGCCAACTTGGACCGCCTCCTCGAGCAGTTCCACCCGCGGGTGGATCGTGTCCTGCTGGTAGGCGAGCCGCTCCTCCCGACGAACCTCTCCCGAGGCGTTCATCCCTCCCGGAATGGGGATGCCCAGCATGTACGGGCTGATCGGGAACGCCGTCAGGATGTTGTCGCGGTTGAGGTTGGCGAGATCGGGGATGCCGATCTGGGCCGGCGTGCTCGCCCCAGCCGTCCACTCCATCGGCTCCGGGAACAGGAGCAGCCTCCGCGCCGCGTTGGGGTCGCTCGCGACGTTCCGCCAAGCCCGCTGCGCGTCCTGGAACTCGGCCTCGGAGAGCGACTTGTCCTTCGGCCACAACATGCCGGCCAACCTGCCGCCCGTCGTCAGCAGATCCGAGACATGGCGGGCCATCAGCTCGCCCAACGGAAGCTCGGACGCGATCGCCTCGAAGATGCCGACGCCGAACGGGTCCCCATCGTCCGGCGATGAGGTCGCGAACGTCAGGATCTCGTCCGCCTCGAACGGGACCGCCTTGCCCGGCGAGTCCTTGTCCATGACCCAGCCGATGAGGTTGCCGGCGTTGTCGTGGGACGCCCACATCCGGCTCGGGCTGATGCCGTAGATCGCGGTGGGCAGGCCCCCGTTCGCGCCGTTCTCCAGGTACCAGAAGCCCCAGCCCGCCATGTCGACGCGGATCTGCGTCTTCGCCCGCAGAGCCCGGCCGGTCTGGTTCGGGTTGGGCCGCTCCATGAGCCGCAGGAACTGGCCGATCGGATCGAGTCGCTCCCAGTCGGTGAACAGGTCCGGCTCGACGACGGTCGTCTCGTTGTCGCCCTCGGTGTCCTCCGGGGCAACAGAGACCTTGAGCGCGGCGATGTCCTCAGCGATCTTGTGCTCGGCCTTGTAGAACCAGCCGACCTTGTAGGCCTTGAGGGCGGCCGCAGCCCTTCTCTGGGGCGTGTCGTACAGGCTCGTCAGCGGGATGCCGGTGGCCCACGGCCCGAGGTTGGTGACGGCCTTGATGGTGTGAGGCGAGATGGACGACGGCAGATAGATGCGCGGCCGGGAGGGCTCGATGATCTTGGCCTCGCCCTGCCACGGCGTGCCGTCCCATTCGCTGACGCGTACATCGTTGCTCATCCCTGTACACTCTTGTACAAGGAGGTACGGCCTTGGACAAACTGCCGAGCACGCTCTTTCGCAATCAGTACCCGAGCCTGAGCAAGCCCACCGTGGTCACCGTCAATGGCCGACCGATCGGGACATGGACCCCCGGCCCTTGGGGGACGTGGGGCGCTGTCACGATGCCACTCAAGGCCAAGGAGATCGCCGCATCCGACGCCGAACTCCTTGCTGTCGAGAGCGATCCGCTGACCCAACAGGATCGTGCCTTCAACAGCCGCCCGTTCACGCCAGTCCCGAAGAAACGCTGAGTAGGTCACGCAACTGCTCCAAAGCTGGAGACCCGGCGGCGAGCGCGTGACCGGGCGAACAAGGCGAGACAGAAGGCATCGGCGAGGTCGGGAGATGACAGGCCGCGGGCCTTCATCTCCTCCTTGGACTCGATCTGGACCTTGCCGGAGGAGGTCATCCGGTAGGTGGCCGCGGTCAGCTCCTGACGGAGACGGGCGTACGTCGGTTCGTCGAGCCGCCACAGGCTGACCGGATCATCCGAAGTCGAAGGATCGAGCGCGAGCCGGGCGTCCCACCAGACCTGCGCCCGAAGGTTCGTCAGCAGGTCCTCGTCGTGGTCGGGCTTCTCGGCCACATTGACCGCGATGAGCGTGCCGGGATGCTGCTGCTCCCTGATCCGGTCGACCACTCCGCCGCCGACCCCGATCACGTCGACCGCCAGCGAGCCCCTCCGCTCGTTGAGGTAGCGCATCCCCATCCCGGCCACCGCCATCGTGTCCTGGCCGTGGACGATCTGCACCTGCTCGGGGCCGTTGCCGGTTCCTTCGAGGAGGACGGAGTCATCCGAGCCGAACCGGGCCACGTCGAGTCCCGCCCACTCCCGAGCATCGGTGATGTGACCCCGCTCCCTCGCCGCCTCGACCCATGCCAGCGGGATCACCGCATTGCTGGCGGTGTCGGGGAACTGGCCGAGAACCTTGGCCTGCCACCACGGCGTTCCCTCAAGGCCCTCCGCCTTGCGCTGCTCCAACCAGAACGGCGAGACGAGTTCGGCCTGCGCCTTTTCCGGGACCGGCTCACCCGTGAAGTTGGGCGTGTCGTGGACGCTGATGTGGATGACGTGCCACGTCTTGGACCGACAGGCCTCGAAGAACGGCCCCTGCGGCTCGTGCGGGTTGCCGATCGCGAGGATTCGCGACTGCTCGTTGACGACGAGGCCCTTGGCCGCCTCCCACAATTCCGAGCCGATGCCGTTGGCCTCGTCCATGACGACGAGGACGCGCTTGCCGTGGATGCCCTGGAACCCCTCGGGGTTGTAGTCCTCGGGCTTGATCCCGATCGCGAATGCTCCGGTCGCGGGGATCTCCCAGCGTGACTCAACCGCAGGGATCGTGCCAGGCAGCCAACCCCGATGGTGGGCCTTGCGGAGCTCGCGCCACAGGATATCGCGGACCTGGCGGTAGGTGTCGGCGGTGGAGACGGCGATCCCGCCGGTCGCCACCCACCACGCGATGAGGCGGGCCGCGATCCAGTCCTTGCCCGAGCCGAAGCACGACGGAACGGCCGTCTGCGGATGGTCCCGGACGGCCTCGGCGATCCGTCGCTGGATGCTCCACGGGCGCTCGTCGAGGATCAACTCGATGAAGCCGACCGGGTCGGTCGCGAATACCTCGTATTCGCTACCCCTCAGCCGGCTCCGCAGCCTCCTCGTCAGCACTCGTTCCGCTAAGGACAGATCGGGCTTCGCGGATGGCGTCGATGTAGGCAGAGTCGGGGAGATCGTTGAGTTCACGGGACTCCGTTCGCGATGTGGCGGAGCCGGTCAGCAAGGCATAGCGGTCGGCGATCGTCCGCAGCGCGTCGGACTTCTCCTTGAGCGGAGCGTCGGACTCGATGCCCTTGAGGACCTCGCGCAGACCCACCTGAAGGCCGATCCAGAACTGGTCGACGACGACCTCTCGCGCGGTAGTCCGAAGATGTCCGAACTCGGGCTTGGACTGCCAGTAATCAATCGTCTGCTTCGGGATGCCAGTCTGCCGCTCGGCCTCGGTCACACCCTCGACTACGGCGATGCCGACCGCATCCGCCCGTTGCTTGGCGGTGTACCTACGTCGCGTCGGCATCCTCGGCCTTCTGGCACTTGGCGCAGATCTTGTCGGGCTGGTCCGTCGTCCACTGAGCATCGAAGGGCACGATCAAGCCGCAGTCGGTGTGCTCATCGTCGCCGAGGACGTGCGCGACACGGCCTCCCTCGAGAACGACATAGAGCGGACTCGGGGGATTGGCCATCATCGGATCAGCCTCCACATCTCAGATCGCGCCATCCGGAAAGCAGATGGCACACACCGCACCGCTCGGCTGCTCGCGGACCCAGAGCGTCAGCACAGGCACCAAGAGATCACAGGCCGTGAGTTCCTTGTCGACGATGCGATGTAAGAGGCCGTCAAGAACGACGATGAACTGCTGGGATGCCATCTGGCTGGCCTCCGAGGGAATAGCAGCGGCTGAGGGATGGGCCTCGGCCCCGTCCGGGTCGCCGAGGGAGCGGTTGCGCGGCAGTCTACGCCGCCGCGTGCTCCGAGGGTAGATGCACCTTGATGTCGGTCAGGTTCCGCAGGAACGAGCGGAGGACGTGCTCGACGACGATACCGGCGCACCACGGAGGGACGCCCTCGCTGACGGCGGCCTGGATCGGCGACTGTGAGCCGACCGTGACATGACTGACGACGGCGGCGTGCTTGGCGTTCACCCGGTCGAGCGTCTCCAAGGCCGCCCGGAACGGGGCGCGATAGTAGTCGACGAGCGGATCGTCGCCTTTCGCGGAGTCCCCCGCCACGGGCGAGCCGAAGATGTAGCCCTCGGCCTGCGGCGTCATCTTGGGCGTCCCGTCCTCGGCGATGTCCTGGTTGTGCATCCGCAGCGGGACTTCGTCGGCATAGGCCGCTCGGACCATCCGGACGCACTCGCGGAGGTCCTTCGGCTCGCGATTGTGCCAGTCCCAGCGGACGCGAAACGACTGGCCGGACGCCTCCGAGTACGACCGACCACGGCGCGCGAGCGCCTCGGCGTTGGCCTGAGCCTCGCTCTTGTAGATCGGCCGGCGGCTCACGCCAGGAACGAGCCGGCGAAGAAGGCCATGCCGAGCCACGCCAGCGACACGCGGTCGATCCCGATCCCCAACGCCGCCAGCACAAAGCAGATCACCGCCACCAACAGCAGGAGTTTGTTCACGCTCATCGCATTACCTCTGTCACGGGTACACCACCGCGAACCCATCGGCGACCATCCGGTCATTGATCGACGGCACGCTGACGACGAACTCGTTGTCCGATCCCCACGTCCCCTCGCTCTCGAGCCAGAGCTTGCCGTCCCAGCGCTCGCCGTACTTGTCGGCGGCGTCCTTGATCGTCCGGATCACGAGGTTCGCCGGGAAGGCGCCGAACAGGGAGACGAGGTGTGCCCGGCTCGCCTTGCCCGCATCCGTCGCGATCTCGGGTGCGTTGATGCCGAAGAACCGGATGTGCATCTTCCGGTACTCCTTCAGCCCCTGGTCCAAGGTGACGGTGATCGTGTCGCCATCGTGGATGTCGAGCGGGGCGGCGAGGGTGGCGCGGTACTCGTACATCAGGCGACGCTTCGCAATCGCGCCTGGTATCGCCTCTGTTTGGTCACCGTACACCGCCGACATACTCGTGCCGTTCTGCCTGAGCCATTTCGATGAACCGCGTCATACGGATGGCCCTGAGGACAGCGGCTCTGACGAGCCTTCCGTGCTGGCAATCCGTAACCGCGCAAATCATTGACAGTCTTGGATACCGGCTCTAGGTGATCTGGGTTGACGCAGGCCCGGTTCCGACATAGGTGGTCAATGGTCAACCCATCCCCAATCGGCCCAACGAGAAGCTCGTAGATGACGCGGTGAGCTAATCGGACCTCGCCTATCACCTTGATCCGCCCATATCCGTCAGCACTTCGACTGGCGAGCCACTCCCAGCAGTCGCCATCGGCATCAACCTTCGCGAAGAACCTCTCGATCAGTTCCATTCGACCGTCACTGTCAGCACTCCTCGCGAGAGCGGTGCGAGCCGGTCAAAGGCCGTGCTGTAGAGATCGAGGAGCCGACCATTCGGACAGGCGCACCAGTCGATGAGCTCCACGACGACGGATTGACCGCCCAATATGACACGGACGCGACGTTCCCGCCACTGACCGACTCGAAGGGCTGGCCCGGCGGCAGCGTAGAGCCCTCCGGGATAGCCGGAGGTGCAGGCTGAGCCGTGTCCGCAGTACCAGGAGGCGGTGCCGGAGAGACGAACCGCGCGAGGTTGTCCGACACGTTCTGGGGCCACCATGACGGCTCGGGGCGGGTTGGCCGGAAGTCGAACTGCCAGACGATTCCGCACCGCCGACACCCCACGCTGCCCCACGTTCCGCCGCTGTTCAGGACCGTCAGATCGACGAACCGCCACCGATGCCCGAAGAGCCTGCACAGGAACGAAGACCAACGGCTCACTCGGCTGGCTCCCGCTGTCCGCCAGGACGGGCGAGACGATGAGGACGGCGAGGAGCAACCCGACGACGGGCCGGGTACGCATCGGCTCTCATGGCCCGGGCACCGGAACGGGCGGCGGGTCCTGCGCCGGCGGGGTGGCGACGGTCGTCTGATACGTCGGCTGGCCCGGAGGCGTGGTCACCTTGATCGTGTCGCCGGGGTTGACCGTCGGGGCCTGACCGGCCACCACGAGGATGAGCGCGCCGAACACCGCGCCCCATGCGCCTGAAATCGTGGCCACGATCTGGGCGTCAGCGCCGAGGGTGACGGCCGTGACGGCGATGGCGCCCTGGATGGCGGTCGCGAGGCCGAGCCACAGGTTGGTCGGGCGGCCGAAGATCATGCGAACACTCCCTCGATCGCGGCGAGCGACGCCGTCCGGTCCTTCTCCCGCTGTGCGGCTACTTCATCGGTGCAGTCCACCGTCTCTGCCACGAACGTCACGTCCGAGGCGAGCATGAACCCGGCCTCGGCGTTCGTTGCCTCCTGCGGTGTCTTGCCGACAAGATACCCGTTCGTCCGGTCGCCCGGGCGGGTGTCGAGCGGCTCCAGCAGGGCGACCTTCGCGATGGCCTCGCGTTGCTCACCGGCCGGGACGGCGATGTACTGCTTGTCGTAGACGCGGATGAGGGAGTGTCCCGATCCGGTGACGGTCGTCGTCCCACCGTCCCCGGTGAAGCGGAAGCGGAGCCCAGGCATGGCGTCTCCTGTCGAGCTGTCGGGGAGCGGCATCCACTGGCCGAAGTCACTGACCAGCGCGCGGTCGAAGTCCACCGCGGCGCCGTTGATCGTCTGGCCGTTGTGGTACTGGTACAGGTGGGCGTGGGCCGACTGGCGACCGCCGGACCAGGCGTAGGTCTGCCAGAACCACTTCGCCGAGCCGTTCTCCGCGCAGCGGTTGACGACGTCGAGGCCACCGTAGACGCCGATGCGCGACGCTCCGAGCACGGAAGCCGCGCCGCGCAGGTAGGCGTCGATCGACGCCTGCTGGGCGGCGCTGGCATCGAAGTCGACAGCGAAGTAGACGGGCCGGTCAGCGGGGAAGCCGAGGCTCGTGACCGCGGCAGCCGTCATCGTGGCGTCCGCAATACCGGCAGCTCGACCACCGAGCGCTCGTCCCTTCACCGACTCGAAGACAAGTCCGACCGCGAGGCCATGGCTCTGCAGATCGCCAAGTTCGGCCGTGGTCAGGCCCTTGCCGCCGTTGCCCGGATAGGGCACGTAGCGCATGGCGAAATGCTTCCCGGCCGCCACGAGTGCGGCGCCGCCCGGGCGACCCCATGCATAGTCCACTCCCTCGAGGCTCACCGCGGAGCCTCATTCGTGAACTTCCGCCTGTTGCACGACAGACAACACGGACTGAGATTGGCCACTGCGTTGGAACCGCCTCGAGCGAACGGTGTCCGGTGATCGACTCCATTCGCTGGCGTCACACCACAGAACGTGCACGGCAATAACACCAGCCGCGCGATGTCCTGAACTGTGGTCGCACCTGCATCCATCCCGATGCGTCGAGCACGAATGCGGTTGTTGCGCCAAATCAGCCAGACCGTTCGCCATGGGTTCGCGTAGTACCAGCGCATCGATCGAGCGTTCTCGCGGTCCGGATGAGTGGCCCGCCGCCGGACGTATTTGGCGTGATCGATCGCACGATATTTGTCCGGATGCGCAGCGCGATCGCACCGCTTCCGCTCACGGTCGAGGGCGCGCTGTCGTTCCTGGCTCATGCCCGTCGCCGCTGATAGCCGAGCCGCCGATCCTGTTGCGGCGGCAGCAGCTGCTCGCCGATGACCGGCCACAGGATCACGACGGCATGGGGTCGACTCCGCGCGCCGACCTTGCCATATAGCCGCTTGAGGAGGTTCTTGACGGTCTGGTACTCCACCCCGAGTTCGGTCGCGGCGGACTTCACGCCGCCTGAGTTGACGCTCTCGATGAGGGCGGTGAGTTCGGCGGCCGTCGGGTTGTCCTGCATCAGCGCGTCATCGCTACGAATGCCTCGATGACCGCGATGAACACCCACACCCCGGCGATCGTCAGAAGCCGCTGACGGCGCTTCATGCCGTCCGGCCCAACGGATACCGCCGCTCCCATTCGTCCTCGGCGGCTCCCCGCGCCTCGCGGATCATCCCCATCCCCACGAGGTGAGCGAGCCGGAGGTACTGCTTGGCCCCTTCGGCGTCGCCGGCCTGCACTGCCCAGCGCGCCATCGTCCGGAGCGCGCGTTCACCCGCTCGGTAGCGCGCCACGGCATTGTCCTGAGCGCTCACGTCAAAGCAGCCGGATGGCGATGTTCACAATCACCACGACCACCCCGATGACCGCCGACACGCCGATCATCCGGCCCTCCAACCCCGATCGCCACCGATCCAAGCCGTCGATCCGATCGTTGAGCGCCCCGATCGCGGTGTTGAACCGCTCGGCCTGCGCCTCCACCAAGGCGTCCTCTCGGGCGGCCGTCTCCTTGACGTAGGCGTCGAACAGCTCGCGGGGAACCGTCCTCGCCTGAGCCTCGACGGCTTGGGCGTGGGCGTGGTTGAGGTCCTCCAGCCGCCGCTCGTATTCCTGGGCTTGTAGCTCCAGCGCTCGCCGGTCGCTCACCGCCTGCTGATCGAATAGCGCCTTGAGCGCTTCGAGCGACTCCCGCATCGCGACGTACTCCCGTTCGCGGAGGGCGCGTTCGGAGGCGAGTCGTTCGGCTAGGAGGGCGGGTGTCAGGGTCGCCGGGTCCGGCCCCGTGATCGGATCGAGATCGTGAGTCATCCATCACAGGTAACGGTGGGCGTCCTCACGCTCGGGCATGATGCGGTGTCCGGGAGCGGAACGCAATACCTAAACGGCGAGCCTGGAGTCCCTGCGCGTGGCCCAACGCGAACCCGATCGATGACGATTACGGCCAGTTGTCAACGATTCGTGTTCCGGCGGTCGTCCGAAGAACTGGCGTCTCGACGGTCACGCTGCGCTGTTCCTCGGTCATCTGAGTTCAGCCTCACCGCGTGACGGATTGCGCGCGATGTCCTCGTCAACGAACGAGTCGAGCGTGGTAAACCGGATGACCGTCCCGTCATCGAGATGCTTGGTGCCGTATGGTGCGGCTCCGAGAACGCGCAGCCGCCAGTACCGGCGAGCGTCTCGTACCTCGACCGTCTCTTCGGCGGCGACTGGCTCTGAGGCGGCGAGCGGATTTCCTTCCTTGCGGATTTCAAGCGCCCGCTCACGCCATGTGCGAAGCGTGATGCCGAGGATTTCAGCACCTCGTGAAGTGGTGATATCGCCGCGACGAATGGCGGCGTCCACGAGATGCTCGACTGCCGGCCAGTCGACATGCGGATCGCGACCCGTTGTGGCGAGATGCGCTCGTTCGAGAG